CCGGCCTTCGCGGCGGCCATGCCTCGATTATACCCATCCTGCAACCGTGCATTCGAGCTATACCCCGGTGCCAGGCCCGCCACGGTTGGATCTGAATATGTGGCAAAATCTTTCGAGTCAAAACCCATGGTCTACTCCCACGATATGGTTATATCTTCACCGTCGTTTACGGCTTTTACCATCGCCCGCATCTTACCATCGAGTGTATCATACGCCATAGCAATTGCAATAAGTATCGATTCACCGGTAAGTCCATCACCACGGATCGGTAAAACATGTGGTGTCTCATCCGTTTCGTAGAATGTCCGTTCGGTTATCCCGAGCTTGTCAGCAAACTGAATCGCCCGGTCCAGTTTATCAATCGACGACCAGCCCCCGTCGAATCGCAATCCGCCAACTTCTACCGGTTTCCGCGATTCGATAACGAACTGCGCCATGATTTCCGATTTTATGGCGTCCCGGTCGTTATCGGTGAACGGTTCGGTTATCCCGCCGGTCTTCAGCCATTTTTGATAATCGGCCCATTGCCACGTGTCTGGACGAATACCGAAAACCCCATCCGTCGGGATACACACGGAGGTCTGTTCTACATTCTCGAATTTATACATTATTAAGCTCCTGGTCTGCAGTCGGCCACCCATGTACCATTGTTAAATCCGTTAGCGTTGGATAATCCAGTCGCCTGAACACGGAACGAATCAGTGTATGCCGTGGGAACCGTGGGGGTACAATCAGTACTTGAACCCGACGAATAATAACTCCATCCGTTCAAGGTAACGGTCGGTACCCGACGTTTCGGAATTACGAACGAACACATCGTGTACAGTGCGGTGATCCCGGACGCTCCCGCGTTTCGATAACTATGAGTTGCCCGGCCGGTTTCCCATAATTCGTTTATCCGCCTCAGCTCGTAACCGGGATCGAGGTCGATGGAATCCCCATCAATACCCCCTTCCACCAGACGAACCCGGGCGATATCGAACGTACCGGACTGCTGGCCGAGGGACGCCGATCGAACATCGAACGACGAACCGGCATCAAACCACAGTCGGAGGTAGGTACGGCTATCCTCGTTACTCCCTATTGTTTTCCCGGCAATACCTGGGATATCGAACGACAGGGTTCGCTTGGCCCATGCAGTGGTCAACGATACCAGTTGCCCTACCCCTGTGACACTCGTCGACGGCGACCCGCCCGTACCGAAACTCTGACCGAATTCGGCGGCGATATTCTTAACGTCATCGGCCTTGGCGTGGAACGAGAAAGTAACGGTTTTACCCGCCAACCGTCTGACATCATCGATGAAGAAAACCTTGCAGCAGAAATTACTGGCCCCCGCCGAGCTCGTGACGGCGGTCCGCGAATAATATTTTACGCCTCCTGGTACATCGGTCTGTCCGAGGGTGAACGTCTGCCGGCTGTGTGTTTTCGTGGATCCTGAATGTGTATTCGAACACATCACGTCAGAACCGTACCCGCTCGATGTCTGACTGGTACCCTCGAACCAGTTTTCGAAATCGCCGTCGATGATGTAATTCAGATCCCTCTTTGCTGCGACAATGATTGTATCGTCCCCGATAGTGAGGCCCATACCGTTCCCGGCAACGAGGGATTTCGTACCGTCTACCGCCGTACTGCCCGGAGTCGATACGATCATGAACGAATCGACCGCTTCGATGTATTTTAGTTTAAACGGATACCCGCTGAGTAATTCCCCGCCGATCAAAGCAGTGCGGTCTATGGTACGAATCGCCTTCGCCCCCAGATCGTTCAGATTGAGTGTTGCCGGTCCATCGTTGGTGATAGTCGGCACCAACCATACTTCCTGTCCATCAGCGAGGCTTGTCGGGGCCTCGGTCAAACTCATCACATAGGCGTTGATCACCCCCGTGTCGACCGCTGACAGGATGGCATCGCCGGTTTGAATGGCTGTAACCAGACTGGCGATGCCATTTTCTAAAGCCGCCAGTGGATTGTTCAAATCTGCGGCGTATACGATGTTACCATCAACGACCTGATACGAAGTATCTGTGAAAAAACTCATGTTTCTTGCCCCACCAATCCGAGTTGAATGTAATCGACCGTTGCCATCAAAAATACGAACGGGTTGTCATACCGTGTTCTATATACGACAAGGATGCTCATGTTCGGCCCGTATCCGTCCAAGTACGCCAGTATTTCCGATACGATTGTGCCGCCCCAGACGAAATTCCCGTAACCGGCGTTCAGTCCGAAATACCCGCCGACCCCACCCAGTTCGTTAATGCTCTCGATGACCGGTCGTGGGTAACCGGGATCTCCGTACGCATGGTTCACACCGTAGGTGAATTCCGTGTCCCCGGTCAGCAGAACCGGCGACTCAAAATTGAGAACCATCTGCGGGAACGATTTCAGACGACGGTTGTTCCCGTAGCTAAAAAACGGTACCCGAAACGACCCGGTCATGTAATCGTCGTCAAACGTATTCCCGGAATCCATCCGGTACAAATACCCGGTGGTCGACAGGAACCAGATTTTTTCAACGGAATTTTCGATGGTACTCCATGCCTTCAACACTGGGACCGGCAGGGAAACGGATGTTCCACCCTTTGGTTTACCAGCGTCGAACGTAGCGTAGATCGCCGTTCCGTTGTCAACAAATAATCGGTACTGTGATTTCGTCCGACACCACAATGAACAAGTGATATTCTCGATGATGTTCGACAGTAACGGTTGAATCTCGCGAAAAATCGAATTCGACTTGTACCCGGCGGTATCCTGCGTGGGGTAAACCACCCGGTATTCGGTCCCGGAAATAAACACCGCAGGGCCTTTTTCCGCTATGGTACCGGCAATCGCCCCGATAGAGCTGTCGTGTTCGATGAACTGCCAATCACGGATCTGAGTCGCGTCATCCAGTACCCCCGTACCGAGTAATAGCCACACTGACGATTCGGTGAATATGGCCAGGGCGTTACCGTGAATTTTCCGCGATCCGACCAATTCCGAACCGGCGGAGTAGGTGACGGAGCCGAGCAGGGCGTTATACACCCGTGGTTGCCCGGATACCGACATCACCCACTGACCGCCCGGAAAACCGATGTGCAGACGTTCCTGATGGATGTCGATGAGGTACGGGTAGGTCGTCGGGAAATCTGGGAAGAAAATCGGAATATAATCCGTCCCGTCGAATTCGAAGGCCTCACCGATTCCGGTCACGCCATAAACCGAATCGGCGTCGGCAACGTTCGTGAAATTATAGGTCCGGGTCTTGTAGTCGCCCCCGACCGGCAGGGTATAATCGGCGTTCGATGTGAGAACCGTAGCCTTCGTCACCCCGCCGACCGTCAGGACCGCGCCGACCGGAAATGTCCCGCTGGCATCTTTCAGGGTGAAATATCCCTCGGCCTGGTCGGCTGCTGGCAGCGCACCGTTCCAGGCGCCCGATTGTACCGTGATCGACCGGATTTTCGCGGTCCTGGTCCCGTCAGTAATAGTGTTACCAACGGCGGGTAGGGAAACCCCTTTCTCAAAATACATCACCTGGGGCATGGCGATGGCGGTCCAGGCGTAGGCATCGCCCCGGTACAGAACCCCGTTCCGAACTACATAATTTTTCCCCCGGAGACGGAACCCGCCCGACGGGGTACCAGTCCCGGTAATCACGGGGATGTTGTCGCGAGTCTGTTCGATCGCCTGACGGATATACGCGCGATCGGTGTTCTGGGTGATCGCTGCAACGGTAAACTCTACGGTAGCCCCGGTACAGACGTCATTGACCGCCCATTCTGTGTCGTGCGTAGCGACGGTCAGAAGATCGCCTGCTATCGGTTCGGCAATGGCGTTCAACGCTCGGCACGTTAGATCCCCGGATTCGAACAGGTCATCAACAGCAATGGCCCCGCCGGTAGGCGAGGTTATTTCGAAAATCTTTACCAACGTGCCTGATGGCAGGGTATCGTCCGTGCATCGCTCGAAACCACCGATCCGGCCGTACCCCTGTCGGCCTACGATCATCTCGACGTTGGACCCGGAAATCAGAGCGCCGGGTTTTTTTATCGCCTGAACCGATGTGAGATCGAGCCCCCCGTCAAGCAGGAACGAAAACGACTGCGGTTCCTGAAATTTTATAGCCGGCGGACTCATAGGATTTCAATGACATGAGAGATTGACGACTGGGACTTATTGTCGTCTTCGTTACCGGGCAGACAGTGCGCCTTCATTTCCCGGTAGGTATCTTCATGTTCGACGTATGCCGACTGGTAGAGCCCGCTGTCATGTGATTTTTCGGCAAAATAAATTTTCGCCTGGGCCACGATGAGATCATGGAAATCTTCAGGGATAAGTGACACCTGATTCTGGTTGACGAGGGGTACCGGTGCCCGCCAGTAATCCGCGGTAAGGGTGTAATCCCCGTCGGGGGCGGGTAAGATCGCGAGTTTGCCATTCGGCTTGATGGACACATAGGTGGGCTGATCCGTTTCACTGTACTGGTGCCGGTGAAAATCCCGCCATTCCTTGTAATCGACGTACTGCAACTGAACAGCATCAGACGTACCGGCATCGAGCCAGAACGAGGTCTGGTCGAACATACCGAGGCCAGGCGGCGGGCTGATCTCGCCGCCTGTTTCCGCACTGATCTCCCGCTCCCATTCGGCCCACAGGAATTTCCAGTTGGCTTTTCGCCGCTGGATCTTCCTATTAGCCTTGATGATGTAGTTGATCAACCGCAGGTGCATGCCGGTCTGGCCCGATACGGTGGAAATGGTACCCTGTACCCCGACTTCCTCCCGTAGCTGTTCACATAGTTGCAGAAACGTGGGCATGGGTTACGCCTCTTCGATCAGTCGACCGCGGGCATCGAATGTCCGGCCGTCCTGTTCATGGGTTACACCGCCGGAAAGGGTACGGGTTTTTGAATACGGTCGGGACCGATCGAGCTCGTTCCGTTTAACCTGTTCGGCCGCCGGCGTACCGGGCGTCAGGGCGGCGAGGGCTTTAAGAACCTGGTCCATCTGGGCCTTGAGAGCGATGTTCTCGGCCTGCAGGGCGGCGAGGGCCGGATCGGGGGCGTCCGCCTTACGGCTGGATTTCTTCGGCTCAAGAACCAGAGGCGGCGCCGGGGTATCACCGGAGCGGGAGAGGGCTTCGTTCAGATCAGTCATGGGATTCTTCCTTGTGGGATTTTATCGGGATGGAACGAGGGGTCCGAGAAACACGACTATCACCCCAACCGTCGAACAACGGTTTTCGCTCGGACAGGCCGTCCTTTACGCAACTGTCATCCGAACCGGGTTTCACGTTCTCGTACACCTCGTCGAACGGCATCATTTTCATAATTTCACCAGTCGTGCCGGGTGTTACGCCGGCACTTCCTCGTCGGGTTATTTTCTTACGGTGAACTTCCCAGGCTTGTCGCCGCCAGACGCTTTCGTATCCTGCTGCATCGGGCGCTGGGTTGCCTCATCGGTTTTACGGGGTTGCTTCTGGCCGACCGGTGTTTGTTCGGTCAGGCCTTTTTTCAAAACGTCCATAGTTTACCTCAATGGTTATTGTTGATTAATACCAGTCGATATACACGCAGACGTAGCCTTGTCCGGTGAGGGCGGCACCAGTACCCTCGGTAAGGGTGACGTGTACCGCAGTCTCGGCCGGGATATCGGCGGCGATGATAGCGTCGGTATCGTCGAGTTTATTGACAACGGTATTGTCGGCGGCGCCAGTGGGGATATTCAATTTCCCATAGGCGTCTAGATCGTCAGATTTACCGACCTGCACATGGGCTAAGGTAGTGACGGTTTCAAAAACCTCAGTCACCCCTACGGCGATATCGACAAGTCGACCTTTTTTACCGGCCGGCCCGGCAATGGTATGAGTGGTTGCGCCGGCAGACGCCCCGAAATCCATGTTCGGGAAATTGTAACACGCGTGAATCGGATTATCATATCCAGGCATTTCATTTACTCCTTTTGTTGAATCGGTACGACCGTTACCAGTCGTACCGAAATTATTATCCAGTCACGGTACGGCCGTTACGCGGCCGAGGCCCATTTCAAAATACGATTCTGTACGGCGCCGGTCTGATTATGAACGATACCGAACCCGTTCAGACTGTACCAAGCGACACCACGAGCACGGCCGTAATCGGTCGGGATCTTCCCGCGGATCTCTTCCGGAACCGCCACACCTTCGCAAACGGTATCGGCGCCGAAGAAATAGGCCGCATCGGATTTCGCATTGGACCAGCCTTCCGAGTCCACACTGGTCTGCTCGAAAAACCGTACCCCGTCGTAGGAACGGCCGATCTCACCATTCATGATATCGCCGTAGCCGCGATCGGTATACATCGACAATGCTTCCAGGTCGTCCTTGATCGGACGGAAGGTCGCCGGGCGACCAATACACCCGTAATTCGAACCATCGAACGCCGGAAGGTTCCGTTCCTTCATCTCATCGACAATCAATTTCACGTGGGAATTACCCATGGCAACGTTGTTTGTTGCGGTGGGGGTACCGGTTACCTCAACGGTGATCGCCGTCTCACTGGTTCCAGACGCCGGGGTAACGGTGAGCAGAGTATCATCCCACTGTTCGTGAGCGGCCGATTCGAGTGTGTCATTCGCGTCGTCCTTCAGAACCTGGTGAATAACCACAGTGACGGGTTGTTCGGACAGGTTGTC